CATTTTTTTAGTTGTAAAAAGCATTTCAAACGCTGCTTCAGGTAAATTTTTTAATGTCATTTCATCATTTCCCTGTGCCAACAAACTAGTGGCATTAAACACAGGTATCACAGTCCATTCTGATCCGCTCCATGTTATCCAAGTAGTCCCGCCATCTAATGATAATGCAAATTTAATAACATCACCTTCTGATTTATCTACTTGTATATTAAACTTTCTAATTCCTGTTACATAATAATAATCAAAGTAGATAGATTCAAGAAGATGCACTTCTTCAGGATTTTTGATGCATGGTATTTTATAAGCAAGGTAAGTATCCTCTATATCATCGCTATATCTTAGCAACTTAGGTTTATTACCAAACAAAGGGTCACGATTATTTAATAATGATGAATTTCTTGTACAAGTAATAAATAAATCTTTAGTCATTGCCTGTAAATTATCTGCTATTTTAATGACACCTCCTGATGCATCAAAACTATAAATTTTACCATCTACTGCTTGCATAGCGTAAAATAAATTAGCTTGAAATAGACTATTATTGGTTGTAATGAACTGCATAGATTTAATAAAACAAGCATCATAGCCACTATTTCCTGAGCCATCTTTATAATACTCAAATTTAAGAGTATGAATAGCAGCATCAGTGAATGTCTTTTCATACTGTCCTGACGAACCTGTATTTACAGCTGAAGAACCATCAATAGTCAATCTGAATTTGTCATAATTTGTTTCTGAACTAACAAGATACTCGATTTTCAAATATTCAAATTTAGCAGTTACAGTCCATGATGTTGACTGACCATGAGTAATTGTGTTTGACCTCAGCCCTAATAAAGATGCATCACCGTCCCAAGTCGTTACTGTCCAAGAGCCTATATCAAAAGGCAGCTTCTTTGTAAAATCAATTGTTACCATTTCACCCATTACATTAGATCTCCTTCACCGATAAAGTAGTATTCGTCACTGTTTGGTAGTTCGACGCTAGTTACTACATAATCTGGCTCACTTATAATCAGTGTTCCAGCATTAGTAACTTCTTTTGATGGATAGGTTACACCATCATTTTCAACAAACACATAGTTATCAACACGATTGTACAGTTCAGGTTTCCAGTACAACATAAATCCAGTCCATACCATGCTTATATCTACGGTAGTTGTAACCTTGTTAAAACTCCGCTCAACATAAGTAATCAGTTCTTCACAAGTAATTGGTAATGGTTCAGAAACAACAACCTCATATTCTGTTGTAATACCATCTGTCGTTTGTATTGAATTAGTGTAAAAGATTTCTTCGATGACCTCAGCGTGCGGCCTTGAATCACTCATACCGCCTACAAGTTTTTGACCGAATAATGTTACATGTGCTTGATTAGTAAGAATGACCGCTGATGAGCCTTTAAGCTTTAATTCCAAGCCATGATGCTGGCCTGAAGGTATTTGTGTTACAGGAATGGTAAACGATAATAATCCACATGAATCAAAAACCACTTTTGGCAAGAATATCATTTCCTCATTATCTAAGAATAACTTAGCTTCTATGGTATCACTGCCCTCAAACTGAATTGAACAATAAAGCATTAAGTTAGCATCACTCGATACTGCAAACTCTATATAGCAAAGCTGTGTAAACTCAGAGCTTACCGAAAAGTCAGCTGCGTTCGTAAAATAATAAATTCCAGTTTCAATTTCTTTGATTTGATTCTGTATTTTACTATACGCGCGATCTTCACTCTCGTTTTCATCTTCGCCGATTTTGGCCGCAATATCAGATTCCAAGCCACCATTATAGGATAGCTTACACTCCGTAATAAACGTCTTGATTTCCTTGCCTTCATCGTCCACAACTGTAACGGCATCACCACACTCTAGTGCCGGATTTCCATGCCAATTACAGGCAAACCCCGTATAAATAAACTCACTGTAAGACTTTTTTATAAGCTCTCCAATAGTTTTTAAAGATGATGAATCATTATAATCCAGCAGAGGTATTTCAAGCTTTAGTTCGTTGCCTTGTGTGCCAACCGCTATATCATTGATTCTAACGATACCAAAACCTTCATAATCATTTTTTACATTCAAGTCATACCGCTCTGAGCCATCAATCATTATATTGGTTTCAGTAATATTAATTAGATCAATGACACCGTTTTTAACAACGATATAACCGCTTGCCATAACACCCACTGAATTAAATATCTGACGATATGTTAAATCATCCGGCTTACCACCAATATTCATAGTTGAGTTTGGGTAATCATTTTTAGTTAAACGTTCACTTATCGTTAGTTTTAAATCTTTAGCAATAGAGTTTACCAAATACCCACAAGCAACAGGAAAATTCATTTTGCTTGAATACTTTTTATCTAATGTATAAAGTATGTCAAATCCTGATAATTCAAATCCTCGATCAACCTCACTAACATCAGTAATTTTATATTCACCTATCTGCACTTCTTCATAATTACCTTCAGGAAGTAGCAGTCCAACAAAAACTTGTATCCATTGGTTTTTAAAAGTACGTACTGTGTATAGTTTATCACGATTATCTATCTCTATATTGATAGAAGAGGATATGCAGCCACCCAGCGAAAATTCATCTGTATCCAAAATAGAATTGCTCACATCAAAAGAAACGATAGCATCATCAGTCAAAGTGATTTTGCTATCTTTGATATAAATACGTGAATTTAAGGTTCGGTCTGCTTTCTTAATGGCTTGTTTAAAAGCTTCACTAACTGTTTTCATATTTCACCTACTGCTCGATAATGCTGAAAGATAACCCTGACCATAAATATTCGCCGTTTGAAAACTCATACATTAATGCTGACGGTCTATCTCCAACATAACATGTTTTAGTCACTTCACCATCTTTAGGATCAATATATGTAACACTGAAAAAGACATCTGAAACAGCGTTTAAAATTTGGCTGATCTGACTGCTTGTAAGCGGCGGCCATTCACACTCTAATTTTCTTTTGACAGCGATACGATCTCTTAACATTTGAGCTTTTGTATTACGTTTTGATTTTCCGTCAATATCCGAAATAGTTACTTTTAACTTTTTAGGAGCAGTAACTTCTACTCCATTAATTTTAAACATGTTACCACTCCTTTATATATTAACCACTTTTTTACCCGTCTTTTTAGAGTATCGTTGTAATGATTTAATAACAATGTCACATACCTTGTCATCACCAAGCTTAAATACCATGTTCAAATTGCCAACAAGATCAATGAGCTGCTGCAATAACTCAACAACCTCTCTACTGCTAGTATCTGGTTGACGTTGAGAAATCTTATCAGCTAATGAGTTCATCCATTCTGTATTATTTTCAAGTGGTACGACAGCTTCTGTACCGGCTTCACCTACCATTGATAATGTAGGCGAATCGACAATGCCGCCCTTTGCCAAGTAAGAGATTTTAGGTAGAGTTGGAATATCAAATCCAATATGACCAATTAACGGTATATCAAGACTGATACCATTCACTTTTCCAATTAATGTGTTTATACCATCGAATAAGGCATTGATAATACCAATGATCATATTAATTGGTGCTTTAGCTATCGCTACAAGACCATCAAAAATACCACCAAAGATATTAGATATTCCTTGCCATGCTCTTTGCCAATCAAGTGTAAAAATCCCTGCAATGAAATCAATAATACCTCCAAATATTTTTTTAATTGAATCCCATATATTACTGCAATTAGCAAAAAATGCATTCAATATTTCGCCAAATATGCCGAAACTCTCTGACCAATCAGTAGTGAATATACCGGTGAGGAAATCATCAAATTGCTGAAATGCATTCGTAATTTGATTCCATATATCTTTAGCAACTGAGCATATTTCTTCCCAGTTTGTAATCAGTAAGTAGCCGATTGCGATTATTCCCGCAATAGCTAAAACAGCTATTCCAATTGAAGAACCTAAAAATCCAAAAATTCCTGAAACTATATTGAATACACCGATTGCGGTTTTCACTATCAAGAATGCTGCTGCTAAATCCAAGAGTACGAATATGATTAAATCTAGCACTGGCTTGCCATCACCTAATAGCCATTCTATCAAATCATTTAACTTTTCGAGTAACCACCCAGCACCTTGTACTAATAATTCTAGCGCTGGGCCAGCAATTTCAACTGCTCGATTAGCGATATAAACAAACAAATCTACAACATTACCGCCAAGACGTTTTAATTCTTCAAACACCTTTTTGCCACCATTATTCCATACATCTGTTAATGTACTGAATGCACCTGAAAAAGCATTTTTAAGCCTATCAGCTAAGGCACTCATCTGATTATCAATAGCAGTTGTATCTAGGTTAGGTGTAATGATTTCAGGCATCGTAGATACTGCGCCAGCGCCTGATGAACCATCATCCATCTGTAAGGTGTTGATTTCATCAATGGCTGCTAATGCTCCTACATCTTTTGCCGCTTGTTTTGCTGATGTACCATAAGCACCCATAGCATTTTTAGCAGCTACTAGGCTCTTGGTCGAGTCTATTGATTGTTTTAATGTCTTACCAAAGATTGCAGATATAAAACTTGCAATATAAGCTGACAATGTACTTAAGCCTGACATAAATGCATTAATAGCTGGTAAGATTGCTTCATATATAGGTGTAAAAGCAACGTTTAAATTGCTCTTAATCATCTTTAGAGATTCCGCAAACTGATTATTAGTCTTAAGCGAACTTAATAATGATGAACCCATTGCTCTAATGCCACTTGTAATAGCTGGCATTAAAAGACTGAATAATACCATAGACTGCATGAAGCGTTTAAAGCTCATATGACTTTGGCCAACACTGCGGCCGGCTGTTTTAGCACCATCGCCTAGCTTTAATAAACTGCTTGTAGCACTCTTCGCTTTACCAACTATTTGACTAATTGTATTTTTCAATCTGCCTAAAATGCCATTGCTTGATTGAGCTTCAGCCGTTACAGTTGCGAGGTTTACATCGACTGTTCTTTTTCTTGCTAAAGCATCAAGAGTGATTGATGTCCTTGCTGAACTATCTTGTAAAGCCGCAATTTGAGCATCTAACTTCATCACCTGATCATCTAATGATCTTAAAGCATTAATGTCATTTGTTGCCTCCGCTTTAAGCGATTCGCTTAATAGCGATTTTCTGTTTGCCTGCAATGATTGAATTCTGCTGTCCAACAATTCCAGCGAACTTGTTAATTCATTGATTTTCTGCTCCATCATATCAGTTTCAAACTGATCATCAAGCTTCATCTTTGGTAACGGAATACTCACCGTTGGTAACGGCGGCGCTCTTGGTGATGCTGGATTAGATGCAGTGCTATTAGACACAGTGCTTTCAGCTTCATTAAATGGCATTTTAGGAGCTGTGAATTTCATTTCAGCAATCATTTTTTGAAGGTCTCTAATAAAAGACTGCATGATTTTTTTCGATGCTTCAGTCTGCTTTTTGATAGCCTCAGTCATTGATTTCATCGCATTTTCAACGGATTTACTAAGACTGACAAACATATTCTCTTTCATGTTTCCTAGCTGTTCTTTAACTACTTTAACAATCTTTTCTGCTTCTTTTTTTGTACTTTCTTCTAATTTTGCATTGACCTCTAAATCAAGCTGAATGCTGCCTGCGCTTGTTGTTCCCATTAGTTTCACCTACCTTTCATAAAAAAAGGCAGATGGTTATCCAAATGCCTTTGCAAATATGCTTTGCAGCTCTTTCAGCTGCGCTTCTTTTTCTTCTTCTGTCATGGTAGCCTCATATTGAGCCTGCAACTTTGCCTGCCATTCATCACGGATCCTTTTTTGCTCAGGTGTGAATGACTTTAATATATCCCTATTAGTCTCTGATCGGATAGAAACAATCTGTCCAAGCGGCGTATCTGGCATAATGCCAGAAAGTAGAGTACAGAATCGCTTATAATCAATATCTTCATCTGCATATAAATCAATCTGCGGATATTGCAGTGCAAATGATGCCTCGATCAAATCCCAATCCTCATATAAGTCATACCATTTGTTTGTTACTTTTTTTGCTTTTTACCCTGCTTGTCGATTTCTTCAATATCAACATCACTGATTCCCGCCATAATGGCACTGACAATGTCACTGGTAGCCGCTACTGTGAGGTCCATGCTGTTAATGTATTCAAGAGCCTGTTCACCTAAAGCCATTTTGATTACCTCATCAATCAAACTGAAACTTTCGGTATCAGGCTTCTTTTCGTATTCTTCATACTTCAACATGATAGCCATAACATTTGTCTTTGATGTATTGATGTTATAGCAATGTTCCTCATCAATCATCACATATGGTTTTTCATTCTTCGCTTTAAGTCTAGCGATAATATCATATTTTCGTGCCATTAGTTGCCTCCTGAAGCTGGCGCTTCTGTATAAATGGGTTGCCCATCTCCTACCATTTTAAACTCCAATGGAGCAACATTTGTACTATCACCGCCGCCAACATTAGTAACATCAATAACACAGTCAAATTCTAATTTTGCACCATCTGGGAAATTGATTTCACCTTTCGTTGAGCAATCTAATCCATCTTTAAATGCGATATTAGCAACATAGTCATTGCCCGGATCGCCAACATTCCGTTTGCCCTTCATATCAATAGAGAATTTCTTCCCCGTCATCAAAGCGCGGGCCCACCCTCTAGTGGTCATTGGTGTCCATTCCTCAGTGCTACCTTCAATACTGATGCCAAAACTTTCTAAGTCGGCAATTGGTTTCATATCTTCTGCGGCCGATAATCTGCCTTTCACTCCGATTTTAAAATCTAAGTTATAAACTGGAAATACTCCTGTAAAACTCATATTATCCTTCCTTTCTATCACGCATGTACGTGATCCAAACTTCTATTACATATTCATATACACCTTGTTCATCTGTGTCCACTGAAATAGGCTCATCACTTCTCATTTCACACAAAACAGTTTGATAACCACTTATAATAGGCTGCTTACCATAAAATAATTCATGGACCTCTTGCGCAATACACTCAGTTTCATCAGGATTCTTTGTCCAATGTACAACTATGGATACACCTTTTACAACGGTGTTTGTGTTTGCCAATCCGCCAATAGCTAACTTACTGCGATTACTGGTTAGATTACGTACACAAATAGTTTTCTGCTTGCTGCTATCATAGATACCTATCTTCCAGTTCGCTTGGATTTTCTTTTGCATCCAATCTTTTACATTTTTCAAAGTCATCATTTGATGATGCCTCCTGATTCTTCTTTCCAAAATTTCATAAATGTATCAATCACAAATTGCTTTCCTTCACCTTCAAGGTAACAATCCATCCAATGATCTTGAGCATTACCGTTAGCAAGTTTGCTGAATTTAACACCATCAAGATTAAAATACCAACGTCTAGCGTAGGGTGTGTTATATATAATTGCATAAACCATGTCTTTTGCCTTTTCTACATAACCACTTTTGATTGCATCATTGCCTCGCTCTAACGTTCCAACATCCTTTGGCACAACTGCTCTCGATACAATATCTGATACAATCGCATCTGCCGTTAACTCCATTGCTCTGTCCGCTGATTTATTCATTTTTTCCATGACATCGTTATTAAGCTTAACCTTTACATTGCTAACATTCATATCAAGTCAAACTCTGTACTGAATACAGTACCTAGCAACTTAGGCTTTCTGACAGTATAAATATGTTTAGTTTCATCATCGATTTTTGCGTATCCTTGAAAAGCTGTTGTGCTGTTAACCGTCTGTACGTCACCTTTGATGATTAATAACCCACTTAGAGCTATCAACTTGCTATCCTTGCCGTATGTCATCTTGGCTTTTTCGTCATGAATGGCTTTGCCAGCATAGATAAGCGTTTCTTGTGGTCCCTGATCTTCTGTGTCTATTTCTTGGTAAATTTCCACAGTTGTAGTTGCTTCAATATCCGGAAAAGGAAAAGGACACTTGATTATAGCACTCGGCATCTTAACCCTGTGTCCTCTAATAAATTGATAATCTCTTGTGTCGTATTACCGCAAGATGAATCAGCAGCAACTCTTGTACTACCTGCTGAATAACTTTTTAATGGGCAATTAATATAAGCACCATATTGCTCAGTATAATCAGCTTGCAAACAAACAGCTTCTCTTATAAGAGACTGTTGAAATGGTGATAAGTTTTCAAATCCTTTTCCATTGATGCGGCCAAAGCAGAGATGATTGATTTCTCTTTCTGCTTTAGCCAACTTTGTATCTAAGTCTTGTGTAATGAGAGTGTGATTTTTTAAGTATTCTTCAGGTGTAACAACCATGTTACTCACCTGCTTTCTTTTCTTCCTCTTTCTTCTTCAAGGCATCCAGTTCTTTCTTCAACTTCTTAGCTTCAGACTTAGCAGCCGTTAACTCTTTCTGAAGTTTTTCATACTCAGCGTGTGAAACAGTTGAACTAGGTGCAATGGCACGGTTACCTTTTTCATCAATCACATCATAACCTGCTTTTAAATAATCTTCCTTTTGATCGCTATTGATTTTAGCTTCACGATTTCCTTTTACTGCCGTTAACATAACTTACCTCCTTACGCTTCTGCTTCGGCATTGATGTAGATACCTTCAACACGGTTCTTAATTACAAATAAATCCCAATACTGGCGGTTTTGGTACAAATATCCATCACCTAATGTATGACTACCTTCTGGCCACAACTTAATGTAACTGTGTTTGTTGCAGGCAATTACAGACTTAGGATGTAATAAGATCATATTGATCTGTTTAGCAGTAGTGCCGGGTTTACATCCATCGGTGAAATCATAAACCGTCTTCATGCGCTTAGAAATGATTTTCTTGATTTTCACATCGTCCAAAGATGTGATTGCTCGCTTGATAGCCTCATTCTTTGGATCATTCATATTGATGTAACGTGCCAATTCTTTTGCCTGTTTCAACAATTTATTCACATGAGGTGTTACATATAGTACACGGCCTTCTTCCGGGACCTCATCCTCATCCATTTTTTCCATGATGTCATCGAATTTAGATAAGATATTATCAGTGGTAAGCACATCATTATTAACCGTGCCACCGTTTGCCTTGAAGTCTGCATACAACTTACTAATACGATAACAATCAGTCTCAGGGATCGCTTGCTGTGTCTCAAATTCATTGGTTGTATTCGCTGCTGCTACTGCCTGATTTGACTCATCAACGTCCATTGCGTCCACGAAGAACTCAACATCACGGTCATGCGCCAGTGTATAAGTGTTGAAATCGTTTTTAACTGCCTGACGATTAAAGCCACCATTACGGCTATGATCTTTATATCCTGCTACCTCGATATAAGGCACTTTAATTGTATTGGCATTAATAAATCTTACATTCGGTGTTGTTAATTCCGCTGTCATTAATTCTCTTGCATATTTCTGCATTAACTCCTGTTGAAATAGGGTTACATAATTCACTACGTTTGGCATTATCATCACTCCTTTTTAATTGCCAAAAATACTAGAAATCACTGATTTCTGTTTATCCTTGTCTTGCTGTTCTTCTTGTCCCGGAACACCGAAGTAAAACTGGTTTTCGTTGTTCTCGGCTTTGCTTTGTTTTAACTCAGGCCATTCTTGCATTAAGGTTTCAATAGCGGTCTTTGCTTTTGTATCGCTATACTCACCATTTTCAAGTACCTCGTTAATGTCAATTAAGCGAACAGCTCTTGATACTTTGCTTGGGTCTACTCCTAAGATAGCCATTTCAGCTTTTAACTCCGCTTGTGCTAATCTTTCAACTGTAATACCTGTTGCAAGGTCCTGTGTTTGCGAAGGATCTTCTTTTGGTGCATCAGCTGATGTATCTGCTGGCGCTTCTTCTTGATCACTTTTGCCGCTATACTTTTTGCGAGCTTTTGCCATCATGGCATCTACCTCAGCTTGGGTATAGGTTTTACCACTCTGCTTTTTATCTTCACTGGCAGATTCAGCGCCCTCCTGTTCCTGATCAGATTCTTTCTGTTCAGCGGCCTTAGGATCAGCCGTTTCTTTTGCAGGGTCTTCATTTCCAAAAGCTTTTGTTACGCCTTCTTTCACTTCTTCCTGCTGCTCTTTCTTTTCTTCATCCATGTTGTTACCTCCCTCGGCTTATAAGGTGCCGATAACCTCACAGCACTTTATTTAAAGTCCACAGCACAGAAACGGACATTTATTTTAAGCATGGTCCAAAATAAGGTAATCTTCTCTTGGGCGGGTCCATGTACATACTCCTTTCTGTTTCTTTTCGGCCACAAAAAATGCAGGTGTTTTCTTCTATGAGAACCCTGCATTTTAGCTCTTTATCATAATAAGTCTTATCAATCGTTTTTACATAGGCATGTTCACACACCTCATCACCTTCCTTCAAGGTAAAAGAAAAGCACCCTGTTCATGAGCGCTCAATTGTTACTTTTTCCTCCATCCATCAACCGGATTATAAGTTTTGTCACTTAAATCTACCCTAAAAGATGTTCTTAATGCTTCTTCGCATTCCTTTTGATACTTCTCAAAGATTTTTTTCTGTTTTGGAGTTGCTGAATCAGATATCTTTTCACCAACAACGCTTCCTGTATCATCATAAACATAGTCTACCAAATCAATAATTTCTAATGGTGGGTTATAGAGCATTTCATTTCATCCCTCCAAATCACCATAAATCCTGCGAATGTTATTGCCTTGTTCATCATAAATATTCAATAAAGATGTTGTAGCAATTGATTCATCTACGACTTGATTATCTTTTAAATAAATCATTACACCTTTAACTCCACCGAATATCTTCTTTTGTTCTTCATTAAAAATTATTTCTTTTTCGACCATTTTATCAGCTCCTCAATTAATTCGAATCGATTAGGAAATTGCGTTTTGAAGCTTTCTTCATCCATAATAAATTGTTTAAATGATTCAGCCAAATCTTCTTTATAATTCTGTGTAGATAAAGAATAGTGACTAACAAATTCTTTTCCAGAATGTAATTTATCTTTTTGCATACATTCAGCATACAAATCGCTATCGCTTATTTTAACGTTTGTTTCTTTGTAAAACTCATCTTCAATAATATGTCCACTCTCATGATAAACTATATTTTTTATCTGTTCAATACTACGATTATTTTTTGAAGGAAAGAACGTAATTTTTTTGTTCCCGCCTATTGCTGCAGAAGTGAAGTTTTCTTTACCAAACGCCTCAGCAATACGAGCATCTTGTGGATTTTTGTAGTCAACAATTTCTATTTCTTTTATGAATTTTGAAATACTTCTTGGCATCTTGCTTATTACTTCTGCAACATCATTAATTCTGATAGGCTGTATTTCTTTATTCACATCTAATGGAGTAATGATTTGACTTCCATTATCAAGTTCATATATATTTGCCTTACGAATAATTGATTCAAAACCCTCATAAGTACCATCTGAGAACACATGGTCCTTTGTTCCTTTTAATTTAACATTAACACTGCTTTGTTTTTGTTGGAAAGGAATGTCAAGCCCATCTGAATAAGGCGGTTTTATTTGTCCTTTAACATTCTCACGCACTTTTTCGCGATGAGGATGTCGTTTTAGTTTAGGGTTATCTTTAAGATGGTCTCTCAATTCTTTTTGTAATTGTCTGACCTCTTTAGTTGCCACTTCTTTGTTCTTGTCATCAACCACACCCGCTGCTTTTCTTTTAGCTTTTCTAATTGCATTCTCTAATTTTCGCTGTTTCTGCTCTGCTTCATAGTTCAGCAATGCTGTGTCATCGTCAGGTACTTCTGGCAGCCTTGTGATACCCTCATAGTAATTAGCTATCGTGTGACGGCAATTAGGGTGCATCAGACCTGTTTTAATTGCTTGTGACAATAGTTTGTACTGTCCTTTGTATTTAGCTTTATACTCATCACTAGGGTGGCTAAACACGTCATCAATTAACACTTTGCCTTGCCACGGTAAGCATAATCTGCAACTGTTAAAATGAGCTGATACAAACACTAGATGCCTGCCGAACTCATCTCGCTTGCTGCCATCAGCTAAAAATTTTGCTCTCTGACTGGCTGTCCTCAGTGCCATTTCGGCGTATGTAGCAATGTTAACATGATTACCGTTCTTGTAAATGATGCAGTCTATGCCTTTTGATAAAAAGCTTTCGGTTGCTTTATCAATGGCTGTGTCTAATGACAATGATCCACTAGATAATTGGAACTCTGTTTTAAAGATGGTCTGCCTATATACATCATCCATCTTACGATAGATTGCGTTACTGGCATCTTCAAAATCATCCGTTGTGCTTTTGATAAGAGCATCCATTTTCTTTCTGTTTATATCGAAAAACTGTGTTTCATTAGGTGGTGTTTCACCAACTCTACCAGTATTTTTACCATTTTCGGGGAAAGAAAAAGAGCCAGCATCTAGTTTTATTTGTGCCTGCTCCATCGTCTTTAGTGCTTCCTCTGCAACCTTATCATAAGTACCTTGCAATACCTCGCTGATTGCGTCTTGTACCGCCGGTCTATATCCATCTATGATGTGTTTAATCTCGTTGCGGTAACGTTGTATGTTTCTTAACATGGCTTTCTGCCACATTTCCCAGCTAAAACCCGCATTGATTTCATCAAGTTTATGTTTAGCAAGATTACGTTGCAAGGACTGTACCAGTTCCATTTCTATTTCAGTGAATATGTCTTTTAAAGCATAGGGATCATCCCTTTTCTTTTCATCATCCGACATTATCTAACTCCGAATGGGTAATCTTCATCAGTTGGTAGATCACCATCAAATTCATTAATGGCGGGTGTTTCTTTTTCAATAATGCCCTGTTCAGCTTTAAGACGTTTCACTTCTTCAGTTTTCCATTCTTCGTCTTTGCTATCACCATATAATTCTTCTACGCTCGCCTCAACCGACATTACAGACATGCCAGGACGTGCCTTACTGATGGTTTCAACTACCGCCTCAAATGATGGGTTAGCATACTCTCCAAAGCTGCATGTTACCTCATACTCTTGGTATGGCTTATGCTGTACAGTATCCATGATTTTAAGGGCAGCTATAATAATCTCAGGGATTACCTTTTCAGCGATACGAATGATCTTGTTGCGGGTGTATAGAGTGGCTTTTTCTTTTTCCCTCTGTGCTTCTGCATTGTCTAATTTTTTGACATCTATGCCAAGCGTTGAAGGACTGATTAAACCCTGTAAACATAAGTCTAATGCTGTGATGTATGATGATAACAACCCATTAGCATCAATAGCACCCTGTTGTACCGTGATAGTTGGCTGTCCGCCTTCTGTTCCTGCTGTACCTGTGACTTCAACAAATCGTCCGTCGAATGGGTTATGCTTTAGCAATAGTCCTTTTTGCGGATCTTTTGGTATCATCTGCTGAGGGATATATGTCTTAGTGCGGTTATCTCTAAGAGCTTCCATCCATTGACTGTAAACCTCGTCAAAGCTATCAAAGGCATCCTCTTTGCCATCAAACAGCGACTTGCCTCGACCTTTAAATTTTGGGGAGCTGCCTATGATAATAGGAACAGCAGTCCAGTATTTATGTTTTTTCTTCATGGGTCTAACATTCTGGAACTCAGCAAAGTCTAATAATGCTTCTTTTTCGTGTTGAGCATTGTATAGTTCATAATCAATACCTTCTTCTGTGTGAATTTCTCTTAACTCATATTCTTTATCGTTTATAATGTAAGGAAATTTAAAAGTTATTGCTATAATCTTTCCGTGTCGATATTTGAAGTCAACTTTATCAGCATCAAAGAATTCCGGAATAGGATAGGGGCTTTCTTCAGGATGATAACAAAACCTAACAGCTCCATCGCCCAAATACATAGCCTGCTTAAAAGCATTCTTAAAAAACTCATCAGGAAGATTCTTTTCCATCTCAGCCCAAAAAGCAGCCGCTTCATTGTTATTAAATTCAGGGCTATTTATATCATCAAATACAATATCTGCCAGTGTATCCACAATTAAGCTTGGTAACCCTGTATGAATCTTTCGGAAATTAACGCCATTGCTTGCATTTGCTTGCCAAAAGCGTGTGTTACCCATCATGTCATCAATCTGTGTGTAAAATTGATGCAACTCTGATGGATCGCCTCTGTACCACAAACGATTTTTAAATATGTTGGCATCAAAATCCATTGGCTCTAAAATGCGAACAGACAACGGATTCATGCCTTTATCTAATTCAAGCCAGTTTCTTAACTTAGCTTTTGTGTAATCTAATATTTTACTCATTGCGCTGCTTCCATCCTCCCTATTAAGTGTTTGTAAGGTATCCAACTATACTGATCAGCATTGATTGTATGGTCGTTTGCGTCTTCGGGCGCATTTTTATCATCCTGCCAGCTGTAAGTATTGTACTCTCTGATGTTTTCAGTGCATTCATCAACGATCAAATAGTCCATGTGCTTCATCCATCCTTGCTGTAACTGGATACGATCTATGATGGTTAGCTTTTTCCAGCTGTTGTAGAAGTCATAGAGGCTGCCAACCTCTGCGTTATACTTGAGGCACTCATTAATCGTTGCTTGGTCAGCGCTATCAATAAACACATCTCTTGCATATGCATCACCATTGAGTACCCACCGTTTACGGTTACGCTCAAGGAATGCTACTAATAAAGGTGGTATATCCGATGGTGCTAAGGCTCTGCCTCCGTTACGCACAATGTCACGGTTGTTATAAACTTCTTCTGCGAGAGTAACTTTGATACGCTTATCTGTAATGCCGGTAAAAATAAAAGCGATTGTATCTTCGCTGCGTCTTGAATAGGATGTATCCACTCCACAGCTAAATTGCACATAAGTTAGTGCTCGTGCTTGCGCTGGTGTGATGATGTGCTGTGATGTTAAATCAAACACTAAACCAGTTGCACGGCCACGCAAGCCTTGTATCTTATTTTTGTACATTTTAGTGCCTGGAGGCACTGCATCTATCTTCCGCTGTATGTCTGCTTTGCTCATAGCTGCATTATCGTAAAAGGTAAAATACCAATGTACCCAACCCTTTACAGGGTCCTCGTTTAGCTCATTAAACAACTCTTGCGGATAATCGCTATAATGTCGTTTTAATGGCCGGCTTCGATTAATGAACTCTTTGTATACTGGCAAGTTAGGATCATCAGGGTTAGATGTAGTCATCATATACTGACAGCGGTGAGTTATTTCTCGCAAAAATTCCATATCTGCAATATTAACTTCATCAATGTAAACACACCCAACCTGACCGCCTAATACTTTCTGCCACCGTTTTTTGTTGTCATAGCCACATATGTATATAATCTTGATACCTTTGTTAGTCTTATACTCAACATGTGGCAGCCTAATGTTGCCTTTACCATTGCCGTAATATTTAGCTATCTTATCAAACTGTTCTAGCAAACCACGTTCACTATTGATAACATTCTTTTCCACTGTCCCGAGGTCTGCGCCTGCGATTATATGAAATCTCAAATCAGAAGATGCTACTTTACACATATACTTAAATATGCCTACCGTTGTTTTGCCTGCGGCCGTTGTGCCCTCTAAATATTCTCTTGGTGCATCAACCGTTAAGAAGTCTCTAAATTTAGGTGATAACAATAACATTGGTCTCATTCTTCATCATCCTTTAATGGCTGCATCTGCGCCAGTATGCCGTCAATAGCATCCATCTTTTGCTGAACACTATCATCAGTAACAGGTGCCTCTTGTTTCAGTTTTTCACGCTGCAGAGCTATCTTTTCATTTTCTAGCTTCAGCTGCTTTTTATCAAGTTCTGTCATAGCTGAAGAACCAGTTATCTCTTTTATAAATTCCATCGCTCTGACATTTCCCTTGATGGCTTGCTGAAAGGCTGCAATCAACATCAGCATTTGATTGTCGGCTATTGACGGATCAATACCTAATCGTTCCATTTTAGCTCTATTGGCATCATCAACAGGTAATGAAAGCAGTAGGTTCATGGCATCTTTCATCGTCTTTTTACGTCGTCTTGTTACTCCTGATGCCTTACCACCTTTTGATGACAAGGCTCTTGCTTCTTCCTTGCTTCGCTCTGTCACCGGTATTAAGTTACTTTCATTAGCCATTCACCTCACTCCTTATCTTACATTCCTCTGCCAAACCAACTATTAACATTTTTTTGCGTTCGCTTTTTGGCTCGTTCATAAGTCGATGATGTAACTTCGAGTTCACGCTGTCTAACGTGTTCTTTATGCTTCATGTCCATGTCATCTCCTTTGTTTGCCTGCCTTGCTAATCTTTGCTTATTCTGCATTTCATTGAGTTTGTTTCTCGTATCATTAAACTGCCGCTGTACTTTGAAATATTCATTCCTTTTCTGTTCTTTATCATCACCACGATATGAAGACATAGTATATGGAGCGTATTCCACCATTTTTGCTGATAGAACACCCATTTTCTTTTCTAACGACTGCTGCGACATTCCTTGACTGCTTGATGCACCTCTGCCTCCCATCTAACCCACTTCCTTCAACTCATTTAAACGTTCAGTCACTTTGTTTTCATAGTATTTTACTGGTATACCTTGATAATCATAATCAAGCTCACCACCGTATACTAATATCATTGATGGCTTGATTTTTTCAATCATCGCATCCATACCAGCTTGCCAAATTGATGTAGCATACTCATCACGTTTTACACCTATCGTAGATACTGATACAATACTGCCGCTTGGTATACCGTCAAAACAAAATAAAAAGGTATCTGGTTCTGCCCAACTGATTGTTGGTACTACTTTAACACCTTGACGCTGCAAATATTGACCAATCATACGGCTGCGATACACGTTCCAGATCTTCATAGCCATTGGCATATCCATGTATAAGCTGAAGTCAGGACTAAACACACATTGATACTCACTCAGAATACTTACATAATCTTGGGGTTTATTCCATAGGCGTTCAAACTGGTAATCATCGACATACATATGGATACCGATATTTTTATCTTTGGATGTCTTGGCATAATTGAATCCTATAATATCATCAGGCACAATACCATCGTTATAGATAATAGGTATTTGATAATAGCCGGCTGTTTTAGCTTCTTCATAAAGGTCTAAGTTATAAGCTTCGTTTGTTCTGATACGCTCATTTTCCTTTTCATTTTCTTGGTCAGGAAGTTTGATTTCAAATCCGAAGGGTTCCATATCTAACGGAATATTTTCAAGCTCAAAGTCCAGTAAATTGAAATTCCATGTTGAGTATTCAGCAACCTTGTTATCAGCTAATCGAAAAGCCTTTACCTGCTCATCGGTTAAATCATCGGCTATTACGCAAGGTATCTTCTTTATACCGAGTTGCTGACATGCTTTATATCTTGTATGACCAGTGACAATGTTATAGTCTTTATCAATGACAAATGGAACTTTAAAACCAAATTCACGAATAGAATTAGCTACATAATCTACTGCATCATCATTATGCCGTGGATTGTTAGCGTATGGATGTATATCCTTTAGTTCCAGCTCGATTATTTCCATGCCATTCACCTCCTGTTTTAAGTCATATCATAATTACCAGTATCATTTTAACTGATCGTTTTCTTTCTTCCATCTAAATGCGTACATTCTATACTTTCACAATTCACAACCTTCTCGTATACTGCCATAATCTTTGGCATTTGTATAGCTATCCAGTCTACCATTTCTTCATTGTTTGCCCATGCCTCTATACCGTTGCTATTTGCATTCAGCCCGGATTCAAATAAAAAGGCATGAACTAACTCATGTCTTAAAATATGCTTCTGCAGTTCTTGCTTATCTGATGTTAAATCTAATTCTGGCGCATCTTCAAACTCACTGATTTTTATAGTCTTGGTATAAAAATCTGTTTCACCGCCTCGATCCTTTAAAGTTGATACAAACACGATCTTGTACTCAGTACCTAGTATATTTGCTGATTGTCTCATAATTTTCCTCCAAAATAAAAGCACCTATGCCCGTACCATACACTAGATGTATGGCCGATATAGATGCTTTTAGCAATAGTCTCCATAGAGTTACTATCGCTAGTTAGATTAGCGAGAACTTAATGGGTGGGGGAAATACTTCCCGCTAATTCCACACTATCATAATAACACAGATTTTAGCGAACTGAGGTCCAACTTTTATTTTATTATGATGCCCCTGATTATTTGATTAATATCTCGTTTAAGTTTACTTCTTGAAACAGGTATTCGGTTTGCTATATCATCCAAACGGCAACGAGACATATATATATCAATTAATATTCTCCTGCTATTCTCATCAACTAATTTTAAAGCTTCATCAATCCGTTGTATCTCGGTCAAATGCTTATTACGTTCCTTTACTAGCTCTCCTTCTTCCATCAGCAGTTCAAGTTTTCTTTCCCCATATGGATTGCCGGCATTCTCTAAGATGATTTCTTTTGTTGACGGTGAACTAACTCCCTGCATCTTTACAGCTAGTTCTTCAAGTTTTTCATCGATCTCCATTGCTTTCTTTTGATGATATGTATAACTTCGTAGGTAACGCTTGAATTGCTCAATTTTATCTTTTTCTGTAAGCATCATTTACCCCTCAAGTAAAAGTTGATTGTTTTGGTACAACTCGTAAACCGTATCACCGGACTTTGTTACAAAGTAAGGCAGCATCACTTGATCTATTGTCACCATTTCAGTCTCGAGAATTGCAAGCTGTGCATCTAACCAGTCTTTTAAGATTCGCCAAGCTACACGCTCCGCTTGAGCATAATCACATTTGCATTTTTGCGCTTGCAACACTAGCAGAACCTTATCAGGTGCAGCCGGCAAACGCACACCCTGAATACCATTAGCAGTCTGCAAGGTAAAGCATATGCATGTGATCTTACCATCGGAGTAATCTAACATTATCTGTTTAGCTCCATGCTGTGCCAGCATCTGCTGTATCTCGCCTACAGTCTTAGATGCATCAATTTTGGTGGTGTAATTTTTAATTGGCATATTCCCAGCTCCTTTTATTGTTTAGCTCTCTCAAAATCTTCCGCAGATACAAAACTATTCACCAAATGTTCAGGCAGCCATCGACTCTGTGGTTTTTGAGCTCCCCAGTCAAAATAGGCAATCAGGTAATGAGGCTCTTTGTTTATAACTTCGACCATTTCGACTTTGTATCCGTTGACATAATCGCCTTGCTTAATCAGCGTCTTCAGCATCTTTATCATCCCCAAAATTATCAATTGCCAGCCCTAGCGCATTAACTATAATTTGCAATTCAAAATTATTTTCTATCAACGATTTAAAAATTTCTTCAAAAGCAAACATTAAATCAAACATATCACCTTCTAGTTGGATTTTATTTGCACTATGTTCATCGTCATAATCAATTAATATTTTAGCCATTTTTATACCTCCATTTAGTATCCTGATAGCTTATAACGCTTTTCCCACTTCTTCACAAAATCTTGAGCTTCAGGATCAAGCTGACAGTTATTCTTTCCTCTAACTTGGATGACCTTTTTCCCTTTGAGTTCCAAAGTATAAAGTGGTCGATCTGCTTGAGATTTTTCTCTGACAAAGAAAATTGCAGTTTCTTTTTTGCTCATCCGGTCCGCATAACTGCGAACGCAGTGTTTCAATACTTCGCTTTCTTTGATTAACTCCTGTTGAGATTTTGCTGGCTTAATCACAAATTTATCATCTTGATAAATATACTTTTCCAGCTTCTGATAAAATTCATCAAAACCTTTTTGCAAGATTTTCTTTTCGTTTTTCTTATGCTCTTCAAATAGTTCACCATGAGCTTTATGAAGATCTTTTGGATAAAGAATACGTGTATCATATAGGGGATATCCAAGTTCGACACACCATCGCAGGTAATCAGCATAAAGGTAGTGGTTAGTACCTTTAAGATAGACATGCTCGCAGAATTTTTTTTGCTTTTTTATTTCATCAGGCAAGAATCCATAATTTACTTCGACGACTCTGATACCCTTCAATTGTTCATAAGTTGATATTGAATACTTTTTTATGTGCCTTATGTCTATGATTGAAACTCTGCCTTGCTTTACATAAGGTTCCCAATAACGCGATATACCAAAGATTTGCTCAAAATTTTTACCTTTTAGATTCAGATAACGAGCGGATGCCACCATTGAGTGATACCCTGCTTTTACCAGCAGCTCTATTTTCGGACGATCTCTATACAAATTAACATAATCAATGATACTCATATTTCTTTGCTTCATGTACTCATCATATTGGCAATACTTTAATCCAACTGATTCTAGTACAGCTCGGTTATAACCCTGAAACGGTTCATAAAAATAATTCTGACAATACTTGTCTCGCTTCATTTCTTTAAATTTGCGATTCAGCAGTATATGTATCGGCGTATCTGTGAAATCATTCCAAATAAATCGATCACTACTAAAATCCATAAGACAATAAGTATTTCCCTCAATTACTCTTTTAACTTCTCTAATAGCAAATTTATATCTGTCTATCCTTGAGCTAATCCTTTTTTCACATTTAAATGTTCTTGAAAGCAATTTACCTTTATAGTTTTGAATCATGTCATAAGACAATTCCAAATAATCATTTGAAGAATTGACATCTGTCTTTATAAACTTCAACTCTTTACCACAGCTAGAGCAATGTACTTGTTCTCCATTTGTATATCTTTCTACACGATGAGTAATATCACCGCATTCGCTGCATTTAAAGTACCACTCTTTTTTATCCTTCACTTTACCACCATAAGCACTTTTTAAAACAGACATCTTATTCAAACAAAATTCAACGATTCCCTCTGGCAGTGGTAAATCAGCTTGAGCCAGTTCCTTCAGTTCCTCAGAGTTCTTCCTGCAAGTCATAACAGATCTCCAAACAGGCTCTGCTGGCCTTCACATGGTTTATCTTTTTTACCGGCTTTGATTTTCTTAATCCCCACTTCCTGAGCTAACACTTCTACTAACACTTCTACCTGCTTTTGTTTAACAATAGGTGCCGCTTTCTTGACCGCATTATTTGTCTGACTAACTGCTGTATTTGCAGATACATTTTTATTGATTTTGATATTATCCTCATCATAATAGTGGACTGCCCAGCCATAAACTGTATCATCATCAATTGCAGCACAATTGTTTTTTGCGTGTTTTCGTGCTTCACCTGTGATATAGCTAAACATTTCATCAAGTGATTTCTTAGGGTTATCAAGTTTGATGTCATCTCTGCTTAATAGATACTGAGCAATAATTTTGATTGTGGGATTTGTACACTCAGTCAATTGCTTCGCAAATGTCATCATGTCCACCTCTCATTTTCATTAACTGAAAACCTTGTTCCAGAAGCTGGTTTTTTAAACCAGTTGGATGTTGTGAATATTTCTTGAGCGGTTCAATGATTTCTTTCACATATCCATTTTTTTTTATTTTCCACTAGTGTAACAATTTCTTCGGATGTACTTCCAAAATGTTTTGTGATAACTAATCCATCTTTTTCCTTTCGCATGATCATGATTTTATTTCCTCCTAAATGATTTTATACTCTTCAAAAACCCTATCTTTATTGGCCTCTGCCTCATCTCTTGATTTAAACAATCAATCGTATTTTACCAGTGCTATATGCCCTAAATCTGATGAGTCGAAGTAATCATTAAATACATTTTTTCTAGCTCCTATGTACCATACTTTGTCGCCATCCTCAGGTTTATAATGATTCAATTTTTTATTTTCCATTTTTTGAAACCTCTTAAATCGCTTCAACGCAAATGTATATCCCCGGCACTTCCGCCCAGAATTTTTCAACGACTTCACTGCAAACTAAAGCATCATCTACCCAGTAACCACAAGCAGTCATGCAATCCTTCAGCAGCTTCTGCAAGTTATCCGTGTCAGGACGAGTGTATTTAAACTCGCCATCTTTATGTTTGCCGGTAATGGGGAAGCACCATTTTGTGACTAACCGCACAGGACCAGTATACTTGTCAGCCGGCTTATATCGTGCCAGATTAGCCATCAACTTTGCTCTGGCTGCCTTGACCTCAGGCGGATCATAAAACCGCCCTTTGCTGATCTTGTGCTGCTGAGCCGTTGCAGTGGGTGGCACTATCGCCATGAAGAACTCAGTCATGTGATTGTCCCATTGCCTTTAATGCACATTCCGTACAGGCTGCTTCTTTGACAACGCCTGATCGCAGACTATTTCTGAGCGTGTTGCTTTCCCAACAATCGCAACCGCAAACCGGGCACTTTTTCATGACCCATCCTCGATCTCTTGGCTTGGGTACATTTGTTACCAATGGCATACATGCTATTCTCATACGTTACACTCCTTTTCTCGTTTTTTTATATCACCTGTCAAAAAATCCAAAGGGTGTGGCTGTCAAAAGTGGGTGTGTGTCATAACCCCCCTCTTTAGAGGGGGTTATGACACCCCATTTTTTGACACCCCACCGCGCCATTTAGATAGGTGTCATTTTGACACTTTGACACCTTTTTTGACACCTTAATGTCACATGTCAAATTATGTTTTTTGACACTTTGACACCCCAAGTGTCACATGTCATTTTTTTGTTTTTGACACTTTGACACCTTTCTGACCTTACCCTTTCTATCTCTTTCATAATTCGGATTTGCATCAATTAAATCTTTAACATAGTTCCTACTTTTACCGATATGGGAAATCAAATCAGAGACAGATACTTCGCCGTTTTCTTCGCTGTCGCAAAACGTAAATGCACTTTCCAATTCTGATTGTTTTTTCAATTGTTTGTCTTCAACCGACACCGTACTCTTTTTCTTACTGCGGTAATTAGCATCATCCAACTGGATGTCCTTAAGCGTACCAATACGATCCACGCGATGCACTGGATAATCAAACCATAGATTTACCGGTGCGAATTTAGGAAACTCTCTCAGCGTTCCTTCAATGCGCCATGCCGTCTTTGCTTCGACTTTTTTACGGACTTCCGCAACTTCTTCGATGATGCTTTCATAAACTTCCTTTAGATTTATACGGCAGATGCCCAGCATCTGAGTTTCACTACATTCATCATCCTGTGATGCTAGGTCTTCTTTACCGTACTTCTTCAACCAGCTCATGCACAACCGGCACACCGCTTTATTACTTTCCTGTTTCAATGTGTCTTCGCTGATTTCTAGTTCTATCAAATCTAGCAGTGCATCAGGATCACGTGCAAACACTCCTGAGCCACTAGCTCTATCCATTGAACGCTTGCTGCCTTGACTACCCTTACTATGATGATGACAGTAGATGACGGCGCAGCCTAACTCAGTACATACCTTGTCAAACTGGTTACAGAAGTTGGCCATCTGATCCGCACTGTTCTCATCACCTGTAATGACCTTATAAATAGGATCAATAATAATTGCTATGTAGTTCTTTTTTGCGGCCCTTCTGATTAGCTTTGGAGCTAGTTTATCCATCGGGATAGACTTTCCCCTCAGGTTCCAAATATCAATGTTCTGAAGGCTTTCTGCCGGCCACTCCAGGGATGTATAAACATCCTTGAATCGATGTAAGCAGCTGGCTCGGTCAAGCTCTAAATTGACATAGAGCACCTTACCTTTCGCACAGGGCCAGTTGAACCATTTCTTACCCTCTGCAATAGCAATACACATCTCAATCAAAGCAAATGACTTCCCTGCCTTAGACGGGCCTGCAATCAGCATCTTATGTCCTTGTCGCAACACTCCATCAATCAAGGATGGTGCTAACGCCGGCAGATCATTCCAATACTCATTCAAACTCTCCGGCTCCGGTAGATCGTCATTGACCGACTCGATCCATTCTTTCCATTCGTTCCAACTATCTTTACCGATATTGGTATCCATAAGAAATTGTTTTTTACCATTCCGCATGACACCAGGCATTCTTGATAATCGGCTCGGATTTTTATTCTGCTGGTCGATCTCAAGCCCGTTTTTCTTACAGACCGTATAAAGATAATCCACTCGTTTTCTATATTCCGCATAATCGGCCGCATCAACACGAACGATGGCGTGGATGCTCTTTTTCCCGCTGTATACTAAACATACCACCGGCAATTCTAGTTCTCTGATGATCGCATTTTGTTTTTCTAAATCCATTGAATCAGACTCAACTAAGGCATACCTAAAATCTGTGACATTTTTGTTCTTGACGTCTTTCCCATCCATCGGATTGAATCGAATCCACGCACCTACAGCTTCGTTATAGTCACCTAGGACAGAACCAATATCACCTTTGCATTTATTCAGCTGTTCGATCAGCTGTCCCGCAGTACGGTCAACACACCCTCTTGTGGGTATATACTTGCCGTCCTTTTCCCAGCTTCGTGTAACATATGCTACATTCTCCGTTGAGTCAAAGAGTGTTTCCAGATATGTAATCAATTCCTGGACCGGCTCCCAGTGCTCCGGTTCTTTGATCTCTTTTCCTTCTACCCAATCTTTATCAAGGATCACTAACTCATCGCGGCTGATCGTATCATTCCAATCAAGAGCACGGCTTTCTGATGCTTCAAAGACCCATCCTTGATCCTTTGCCATTTGTATGATTGTTCCTCCTGTAACAGGTATTCCCGTTCCCTGAAAGGTATCCCATTTCCTGAAGCATTCGCCGGCATGGTATCTGTCTGAATCTGACTGACTCCAGAGATCCCAATCAGCAGCCGTATAGCCTTCATGCTTTAAAGCCATACCCACATTCACCCATTCTTGGTAATTTAGGATGGAAGGATCAATATGCTTCAGGATCTCTAATAAATCAGTACGTTCCATGATCAATCTCCTTTATACTCTTTCGGATCTATTCCGCGAGGGACTTTCCATCCCGCTGCAGCGATCCTGTCAATCATATGATTAGCTGTTTCAAACTTCCAAGTCCCTACATGCTGGAAACCTTTGTTTTCTAAGAGACGGATCTGTTTCGGTGTTGCTAATCCTTCGATACGTCTTTTTTCCAATCGGTCCAGAAGCTTGGCAGCTTTCCCGGCATTGTCGATTTCCTCTGGCAAGATTCCGAACTTTTCTAAAGCTCCTACTTGTTTTTTTGAAGGCGGAGCCATCTCCCAGCCAAAGCTAGGAACATAATTTGATAGGTCCTCTGCCTGAATACTCATCTCAAACTGCAATGGATCCACTAACTTTCTTTTCCTGGATTTCATGGCAGCCAATTCCTGTGCCAACGTTTCTTCGCGCTGCTTGATCACATCATTAGCTGCTGTGTCTTCTGCTTCTTCAATATCAACAGGAATACCTACCGCTTTTTCTAAATTCTCAGTCATTTTCTTTGCGACTTCTTCACTTTCACAAATAAGTGAAGCAGGGTGGCAGAGTTCATGCCGTTCCGTATGCCATAAAAAGTCCAACAACAATAGATCGATCTTACCGGCCGAGAGACGCGTGCCTCTACCCACCATCTGACTATATAGGCTCCTCACCTTTGTTGGTCTTAATACGATGATACAGTCAACGGACGGACAGTCCCATCCTTCTGTAAGCAACATCGAATTGCATAATACGTTATACTTATCTTCTTCAAAGTCCTTCAATATCTCTGCACGATCCCGGCTGTCACCATTCACCTCTGCAGCTCTAAATCCTTTTTCATTCAATATAAGTCTGAATTTTTGTGATGTTTTAACTAGTGGTAAAAATACAACGATTTTCCTATCCTTGCAATAGCTCAACATCTCATCGGCAATCTGATAAAGATATGGATCTAATGCTGTACCTATATCACTTACCTTAAAGTCGCCAGACTGGACTCCAACATTGGACAGATCCATCTTTAACGGGACCGTAAGTGCCTTGATAGGTACCAGGTATCCATTTTTTATTGCTTTCGGTAATGTATATTCATAAGCTAAACTTTCAAAATACTGTCCCAAGTTTCTCATGTCACCACGATCCGGGGTTGCTGTTACACCTAATACTTTCGCTTCATTAAAATGCTCCAGCACCCGCTGATAACTCTCTGATAAACAGTGATGAGCTTCATCAATGATGATCGTATTAAAATAATCTTGTGAAAACTGATTCAGACGTTTCTCACGCATCAGCGTCTGCACTGAACCAACAACGATCCTGTACCAACTGCTTAGACAAGACTCCTCTGCTTTCTCAGTTGCGCATTTTAAACCGGTTGCCTTATGTATCTTATCCGCTGCCTGTTCAAGCAATTCTCCTCGATGAGCCATGATCAGTACTCTGTCACCGTTTCTTACACAATCTTCAGTCACTTTCGCAAATACGATCGTCTTTCCGCAGCCGGTAGGTAAAACAAGGAGCGTTTTTTGAACGCCCTTGTCCCACTCACTGAATATTGAATCTTTTGCTTCCTGCTGATAAGGTCTTAACTCCATGATCAGCACCTATTAAAATTGGCCAGGAATGTAACTTTTAGAATCTTCTTTAGGATAGAATCTCTTCACTTCATTGTATTTGTTTCCGTTATATTCTTTAGTCGTGATCTTGCATCGGCCGCTTGAACCAGGTACCGTATTCCAATTCATACTCAATGGCTGATCCTTTTTCTTCTGACCAATAGCCGCAAAGAATGCAGCAAGCATCCCTTCAGTTCTTGTATGAAGAAATAGATTATGTCTCACTATAACTTTTTCACCATTCGGCGCATAGACCCGAATGTTTACGATAGCCTTGTTGCATGGCGGAAGTTTCTCGCTTCCCTCATGTCTTGCACGTTCAAAATTTTCAACAACAAAATCATAATCACCTTCCGGCAAGATGATATATTCATCTGCATCTTTTGTGATGGTATCGTTCCATCCATACTCTCTTTCAATTTCTGACATCTATTTTTTCCTCCTTAAAATGGTAGTTTTCTTTCTTGTTTGATCATCTCAAATACTTGTGGCCATGCACTCACAAGTACTCCTTTTATAAACTCAGGATCGTAATTTTCGATAGGTGTGCCATAAGGATAATATCCTTTTTGACTCACAACACTTCTGATCTCATCTGGCAGCACATTATCTTTCTTCATCAGGTCCATCAATGCCTGTGGTATACCTGTATAGTCGATTGCAGTTACTTGTTCTCCTGGCTCTGATCTCTCTTCTACGATTCCATCCATAAACTGTTGATTGATGTCAAATTCTTCTTTTACTGGCTGAGTTGCTGCAGTCCGTGTTTGTATAGGTGATGATATTGCTTTATTTTGATCCTTTATAAATAAATGAGCAATAGAAGCAAATTCAAATGGTATCTCTTCAGGCAGTCCATGACGATTCTTTGCATCCCAGCAGCTATGATGGGAAGTATACATGATTCTTTGTCCGCCTTGAGCCTTGTTCTTTCCCTTCTGTGCTCCCTTTCCATCTACATTGACTACCAATGTCTTATAGTTTGCGAACAGCACCATATCCGCCCATTCTTTGACTAATGGAGCTGTTTTTTTCTGAAGCTTTAATTCCCAACGATCATAAGCACCCAGCTCATCCGGCTGTTCAAACTTACGCATCATGGCATGAGCGGTTATGACAATATTGATACCCTTTTCCGTTAATTCACTCAGAAGATTCAGCAGTTTACCAAATTCATCGGCTAAATAAACATACCCTTTGCCATATCCAGGATCTTCAATTCCTGACCAATGATTCCTAGCACAGATCTCACTGATACATAGTACTTCAGCCCAATCTGCCGTATCAACGACCAACGTTTTACATAGACCCGGTGTATTGATCACATAACGTACTTCTTCAAGCAGCATCGACCAGCTAGTTGGTTTAGGCAGCCTTGACACATCCATATGGGTTGTTGAGCCTTCCGTATCGATGAATAGCGGTTCTGGAAACTGTGATGCAAATGTAGACTTACCAATGCCTTCAGGACCATACACAACTGTTTTCTGTGCTGCCTGTAATTTTCCTCTGATGATTTCCATTAGAAACTACCTACCTTCCATTCTTTCTTTTCAAACTGCTGTTCAAATTCATGATTTATAATTGCCAGCTTTCCTTGTACTGAATATCCATCTTCGATAATGATGCTGCATTCATCACCTGTGGAAACTCTGGTAGCAATCGCCTGTAAGCCTTCCTGTTCCAGCCAATGGCCAAACTCGTTCATGGTATCAATATCCATCTGTTCCAATTTATCCAGCAATACAAAACCGCACTTAGGATTTAACTTGCGAACGATAGCAGTAGCTACCTTCAGCTGATCCGAACCGGACATGTTATCCCATTTATACCCTTTATAGATCAGTTCGCCATTCTCAACTGATAACTCCGGTAATGGCATATCCGCTTTATTGAGCAAATCAAACTTGGCATTGCGGATCTGATTGATCTGTGCAGTCAACGAATCGTATTGGTCTTTATAATTCTTCGCATCTTCCTCAGCCTTTTCTTTATCCAGATTGGCTCGTACCTTGCGATTGATCTCATCGATATTAGAGATACTTGCTTCTAATTCTGCTGTTGATTCATCCTGAAGATCTATGGCATCCATTTGCGCAATGTTCAAGTCATTCATGCTTTGATCAAGGCTCATCTTTTTGTTCTGCAGCTGTTTTTCCAAGTCAGACACTTCAGACTGCAAAGAGCTGACCGTCCACTTGATTTGTTCTACTTTTTCACGTTTTCTTTGATTCTCACCATTGCGTGCCAGGATGTCTTGCTGCTGCTTGATCAGTTCAGACGGAGAAACCAACTCTTTAGGCGCTTCCTGATAAAAGATTTGTTCATCTGCATACTTTTGCTTTTGATCAGCGATCTGTCCAATCGTTCTACGTTGGTTATACAGCTCCTGTTCCTCGATCTCTAGCTTAACTAACTGATCACCGACACCAATGATCTTTAACAATGTCTGCGCTTTTTCTTTACCGGTTGATTCCATAAATTTAGGCAGGTCAATGGCAAGTTCCTCAACAAATTCATTAAGTAATTGCTGGCCGCCCTTTGCTCCATTTGGATCTGTTATTTTTAGATCACTATTCTTCCCTTTCCGTTCAACAACAAGTCCATTTGAGAGTTGCACTTTCAAAGCAGGTGGAAGAATTGAGCCTTCACGTTGAGCTTGTGAAGGCTGAAATTTTTTACCTCCAAGTGCCCATGCGATTGAGTCAAGCACGGATGTCTTTCCCTGATTATTCTTTCCGCCAATCACCGTTAGCCCTGTTGGTGTTGGTTCTATTTTAACTGCTTTAACACGCTTTACATTTTCAATCTCAAGTTTATTGATCTTGATATTTTCCATTATGTACTCCTTCCGCTGCTATCTGCAGCATGATTTCATAGATCTTCCAGCAGTCCTCACTCTCCGGATTCCAAGCCTCGCGAATCTCACTTATCGTGTTCCGCTGTCCAACCCATGGGATACTGCCAGTCGTATACTGATTTAATAAATAAAACATCTGAGCAAGACCTGCATCTTTAGATGGATAACTGCAGTAATCCTCACCGCATTTGATGCCAGCAGGATTATTGTGTTGCGTCCACATCTCTGAGCTGCCATTGCCCGTTTCTAAGATCCACGTTGCCAATGCAAAAGATGAATCAATATTGTAATCGAGAGACAGGATTAAAAAATTAACACTGTTAAGGGGAAGAGAATGTTCATTGATGTATCTCTCGATTCGATCTGCCGGCGTATACATACCATCAATCCGCATGTCTACGCCATTGTTCAGTCATTGGTAATAAGCGAGCTCTTCCTCCAGCTGGCTGATTCGCAATTCATATGCTCTGACATGTTCATTGCTGTCCGCTAGACTTGCAATCACTCTTTGTGCTGTCTCATGCAGTTGATTATTAACTTCCTCATATTCAACGATTGCGCGATTTTGATTCTGAGAATAAATCAGCAGCCCCACGCAGCAGATGCACAGCAGTGCTACTACTGGAACTAGCTTGTTTGTAGATTTTTCACATTTGATCATTAATTCCTCCACTTGCCTTTTCAGACATAAATGTTATAATGATAGCGATAGATTACTACAGCTATCAACTTTGAGATACTTTGCTTTGCACGGCTGCGGTATCTCTTTTTTGTTGCTCTGCTGCTTCAAGTGCGGCTAACTCTCTGATACGTTTTTCGTCAATCATCAAGTATTTAATTGCCGATGCTGTAGGTACTTTTAATTGACTAGGCAAGATTTTACCTGATTCAATTATCTTTGTTTGTACTTGCTTTTTGAGTGCGACAGCTTTATCCAACCCGCAATCCATTATGATTGAGATTGATTTACTGCCTAGCTCTAATCTTTGCAGTTCTCTCATCTTTTCGGTTGCCGTTGATGGTTTTGCTAATTTCGACATATTCTCACCTCCTTTCATCAGATTAAGTTCATTGAATTTTGTCGGTCAAACGCTGATTTATTTGATATAATCACTTCAAAGAGGTGATTATTATGAAATCGAATAAATATCAAATAATTAAATACATTTTTATAAACGATATGGTAATGATTCAGCAAATCGCTGATAAATTTTATCGTTCAAATTATGATAGAGCTTATACGGATGTAAAATTGATGCAAGATGATAAATTGATTGTTCCGCATAAAGGTACTGCCAATAACATTGAATTTTTCGAAATAACAATTAAGGGAAAAGAATATTTAGATGCATTTAAAGTTAATACTTTTCGTTTTTATCTGCCTTTAATAATCTCTGCTCTGTCATTGCTTATTTCCTTATTTACCCTTATTAAGTAGCCATTAATGTTAAAATAGAAATTACTAAGGCTGCCAGCGAGATTACCAAAGTAATCCCAAATAGTATTTCTTGTGAGTAAAAATATAAATACTTAATAATTTTTTTCATTTAACTTACTCCTTAGCATATCTAATTAAATATTTTTCTGACAAATAAACTTACCGTCTAAAGTCCAGTAGTTATACATAATCTTTATTGGGCTTTTTTCTGTGCCATCACCAACTAAGATTTTTTCTTTTATTACAGATTCAATACAGCACTTTTCAATTTTTCTTACAGAAAATTCTTCTACTGTTAGGTTATTTCTTGCGGAGTTATTAAACACCATTTCCACGTTGCGCCACCCTTCATTTTTTTTATGATAAGTATTTTTTATAATACTAATGGCGCAATTTAACGGGTATATATATCTGTATATTTCATTGCCTTCTTGATTACGGATAATTATTTCATAACCCTCTTTAATTTCCTTCGCTTCGTCTTTCATTACATCACCTCCCTGTTTATTCATTCGCATTTTTCTTTTTCCGCTTTGGCACTTTAGCTTTAGCTACCAGTACATCTGCTAAAGCAATACCTAAGCTGATTCCATCTTTAGTGACTGCCAATTGTTCAGTAGATAAGTTTTTCAAAACTTTCGATGCAAAACATTCGCCATCTTTACGGATTTCTTTTACTCCATCTTGGTTCATATCGCCGCCTCCTTTGCGTACTACGTCATTATATTATCGTACATAGTCATTATTGTCAAGTTGTTTTCCATTTTTTATTGACTAAGTACGATTTAAAGTATATTATATTAGCAAGGAGGTGAATGATTTGAACGAGAGAATAAAAGAATTACGTAAAACATTAGAAGTTAGTCAAAGAGATTTTGGCAAAAAAATAGGTATCACTGATACCGCTGTCTCAAAATTAGAAAATGGTGAACGTAATCCATCTGAACAAACATTAAAATCCATCTGTAGAGAATATAATGTAAACTACATTTGGTTAACAGAAGGCATTGGTGATATGTTTACAGGTGTTCCTGAATCTATCATCGATGAGTTAGTTGTTCAGTATGATTTAAACGACATCGAAACAGAAATATTAAGAAAATTTCTAAACCTCCCTAAAGAACAACGTCAAATTATGATGGAGTATTTAACTAATTTTTTTAATTTAAACAATAGCAAATAATTTTTTAAACAAAAAAACCTCTCGCCAACTAAAAGTCAACAAGAGGTAATTAAATGATACTTGCGCAAGATATTCCATCAGATTTGTTTATCTGATGAATAGGTTATGTACATAGTTAAAAATCCTTTTCAACAACGTTATGTTATTGATTTGATAAATAAGCTTGCAAATACTATCTTGATAATACTTGCATTCTTCTTTTGATAGGATTTCTTGATTTAGTTTTTCGTTCATACGTTTTCCTTCCCGTGGGAACAGGGATAATTGCCGAAGCAATTACAAGGAATTTGAACTGTTTTGTGATCACGCTTATATTTTACATCATTTGGATAAAAATGGAATAGGTAATTTTTGCAAATATAATATATTCTGAATGTATTGTTTACACTTTGGAGGGAATACTGTGAAAAAGGTATTAATAAAACTACTCTCTTTCTGTCTACTGCTTTTGTGGCTGGGGTTTGTCAAGAATGTCATGGGTATACCACTATTACCAATTTTTATAATGCTTATTGTTTCGATAACACTTGCTTTAAAAGCAAAAAAAGATCGGAATACTTCAAGACTAAAAAATAACAAATTGCCACTGACATCACCTAAAAAGATTAACAATAATGAAAAAACAAATTATCTAGCGAGATTATTATTTGTTCTTAATAAAATTGTTGAAATAAAAATCAATGACTTAGAATCAGATATAATTAACTATGATTATGACTTAGATGATCAATTTGATGAATATTATGAACCAGCATTAATAAAAGTTCCAACGACAAGCGATTCTGAACGATTATTAAAATCTATTGAGCCAATAAAAATACCAGATGAGATAAAACCAGCATCACGATTAGAATATGAAGCTATGGCAAAAGACGCTGTTCCAAAATTCGTATATGCTAATGCATACACATCCAGAAAATGTGATTGGTTTCCAAGTAATTATATAGTGATTGATACCGAAACTACTGGTTTAGAACCTAGTTATCAACGGATAATTGAAATAGGCGCAATTAAATATATAAATCACGAACCTGTTGATAAATTTCATATGTTGATTAACCCTGAAAGAAATTATGATGATTATATAGTGGATTTAACAGGTATTAAAAAAGAACAGTTAAAATATGCGCCAACAATAAAAGAAACTTTACCAAAATTCTATAGTTTTATTGAAGATTATGTTTTAATAGCACACAATGCACCTTTTGATATAAAAATATTAGCATGTGAAGCTTATCGAGTTAAAATACCTCTTTTCAGAAATAGAGTAATAGATACCTTAACATTATCAAAAAGATGCATTCCTAAAGAAAAAATAGCTAATTATAAATTAGAGACAATAAAAGATTACTTAGGATTAGAATATAAATCGCATAGAGCTTTAGATGACTGTGAAACATGTTCGGCTATATATCAATTATATTGTTCATCACTTGATAGAAGAATCAAATAAAAAAACACCCCCTGCGCCAACAGGGAGTGAACAAGTGACACTGGAGGTATCACTTGGGTACAATAAATAACGTTTGACCGACGTGTCTTTTATTGTACCCAAATTGTACTACACATTTTCAATTTAGACAAGGAGGGTTTTATATGATTCAGGAATGCAAAGTAAAGGAAAGAACCAAGAAAAAAGATGCTGCTGGCAACATCACTTACAAAGAAAAAGAAGTAAAGAAATACCGTTATAAATGCTATTACACAACGGCATCAGGTGAACGCAAACAGAAGTGCAGCAAGTATTACCCAAGCCGTCCAAAAGCAAAGGCAGCTGAAGAACATTTCTTGCTTGACTGTGAAAATAAAATAGGTTTTCAAGGCGTTAAATTCAGTGATCTATATGCTATGTATAAGACTGATACTCAATTCAATGTTGAAGAATCTACGCAATATACTAGAATAAGTAAAATCGAAAACTTGATACTTCCCTATTTTAAAGATATGTTAATTGATAAGATAACACCTCTAACTGTTAGACAATGGCAAGCTGATCTACTTAGCAAACGATATGTTGCTCAAAAGGAAGATAAAAAAACAAATAAGAAAGAAATAACAAAACCCTATTCAAAACGCTATTTAACTGAATTGCATATGTATCTAACTACCATTTTGGAATACGGAATTAAATATTATAATCTCCCTAAAAATGCTGCAAAGATACAAGGCAACTTCAAATTAAAAAGAGTGCAGGATAGTAAAGAAAAAGAAAATTTTTATACTTATGATGAGTATAATAAATTCATTGCATATGTTCCTGATGATTGGTCTGACGTATTTAACTTTTTGTATTACACAGGCTGCCGTGTGGGAGAAGTGTTAGCTATTACATGGAATGACTATACCGGTAATACGGTAATTATAAATAAATCATTAACAGTAAAAACAAAAGAAGCTAGTTATCTAATCAAATCAGTAAAAACTAAAGCATCAGAAAGAGAAATAGATCTTCCAGACACTCTAGTTGATATTTTGAATAAACGTCTTAAATATGAAAAAATGAAAGACACTTTTAATAAATCTTGGTTTATTTTTGGCAGCCTTACTCCATTATCTCATACAACGCTGAGAAGAAAAGCTGATGAAGCTATGGCTGCTGCTGGACTTAAACACATCACAATACACGGTTTCCGTCACTCCCATGCTTCATTACTAATCAATGGCGGTATGAATATCAAGCTTATTTCCGAGCGTCTAGGGCATGCTTGTGTAACAGAGACATTAGATACTTACACCCACATGTTCCCAGAACAGCGTACCATCTGCGTGGCATATTTAAACTCATTGAATACATCTAAAGAAAGCGGAAAATAG